AACTGGTTCCCACTTTTTTGTTAGTTGCTCTGAAAGAAACATTTAGTTTTCCCCTTTAGGTGTTCAATAGATTTATTTATATAAATTTAATTTTTAGAAGCAAGTACATCAAGTGCCTTGATATACTGACTTACGGTTGATCCTTCGCTGAAGTCATTGTCAACTCCATCGTCAAACTTCTCTTCAGAAAGAGTTCTTGTCTTGGGGAAATAATTTTCCTTGATGACATTCAACTTCTCTTCAAAGATATCTGCATTCTCGAATTCTACATCAGCGACCAACGACTTGAATTTCTCAGCGTCTGTTTTTGCAAGACCTTCAGCAACTACAGAAAGAACACTTTCCTTGTTGAGTTGAAGATTAGCATCGTGTAGTTCTACATTAGCAGCGATTGCTTCATCCAGTTTCGAAGAAATTTCTTCAATCTGTGATTGCATTTCACCTAGAACATCGTATTTGTCTTCTGGGACATCAACATAATGCTCAGCGAAAAGTGTTTTTAGACCTTCGATGAAATCTTCAGCAATGTCAGTACGGAGACCGTTTTCTACTGCCAATTGATTTTCTTCGATCCAATTTTCGATTACGTAACCGAGATAAGAATCAACCTTCTCTACGAGTTCCGACTTATATTCTTCCATCAACTCAGCAGCTTCTTCAACCAGACGGTCTTCGATCAAACTTACTTCGTTGGAAACTCTCGCAACAACCATTGCTTCGAAAAGCGATGATGCCTTGTCGCGGAAATCTTCTGTTAGGTTTTCATTACCATCAAACAAAGATGCTAGATCGGCAGCGAAATCTTCTTCAAGATCTTCATCTTCACCATCTTCTAGATCTTCATCTTCTTCTGGATCATATTCTTCTTGATGAACATTGCCCTTTGAAGATGCTTGGTTTACAACCGATGTTGGATCAGCAACTGTAGTAAAGTTTGGAGCGGCACCTGCACCTGATTGTGTGATCTTGCTCTTGTTGTCAGCAATTGGCGACGCTTCTTTGGCGCCTGGATTTTCAGTTTCCTGATCACGTTCGCTTGCAATAGTTGCGTCTTCCGACGATCCTTGACGTGGATTCTTTGCATCGCCTGCAGTTTTTGCAGGGATCGAAGTATCCTTACCCTTTGCTGCGCCCATTGGACCAGCATTTTCCTCGGATAATTGCTTTTTATTAAGCAACTCTCTGATTTTGTTTTCTACGTTCATTTGCTTCTCCTAGAATTCGAGATTATATAATATTTATAAAACTTTTGTTTTACGGGAGACACGATTTAAGAAAGATTCAAATACCTTCAACTTCGCTTCTTCCAATTCTTTTCTGGATGCTTTCTTGATCAATTTCTTAGACATGTCACATGCTTGCTCTGTCCAGACACCATTAACCACGACCCATTCTTTATTTTCCATAATGCCCTGAACGAATGCGTCAGGAGCAGAAGGATCTGCTACAATGTCAGCAGCAGTAGCAAGGTAGAAGTCGTCTTGGACTTCATTGATACCTTCTTTGTTTGCTTTCAATGTACCCATACCACGGGAAGAAACACCAAGTTTAGCGCCACCCTCGATAAGACCTTTAGCAATATTACCCATTGGAGTATCCATGAGTTTTGCTTTACCAATATAATTGTCACCGTCTTCTTTGAGCGAGACAATCATGTGTGATACGCGATCTAGATTGATCGATGGACCATCTGGGTGACCGAGTTCTCCGAGAGCACGATTCGATCTGACATAACTTTCGTTATATCTCTCGACTTCTTTTGACATAATCTCTTTTGGATAAACCCGACCATTGCGGTTTGCCAAATTGGATTGCAGAAACACACCTTCAATGAAGTGTGTTTTCTTGCCGTTTGTTTCTTCGATTAACAGGTTTACGTCTTCAACGACTTCAGTAATAAGTTTCATTATCCTAGATCTCCTTGGTCCTGATGTTGTTGCGAACCATAACCAGAAATCTTAGCGAGTTCTAGAACTACAGATCCAGTACCTGATGAAAAATCTACAACCACATCTGATCCGTTTTCTTCGTTGTCTGACCAACCCATGAATTCCATCTTACCTGAACCAGAAAGATAGTATAGAACTACACTATTCCGAGTAATAGTAGCAGTAGAACCTACTGACAGCGCCCAATGAAGAGTGCGAATGTTTGCTTTTGGTGAAGACTGAGTTTCTGAAGACTTCTTCAGATCAGTTGCAAGTGCAATGGTAGCGGATCCCGTGCCACGCACTTTCACCACACCATGAACCTGTGTTAGTTTTAGAACCGCTTTAGTCGCCATCTGTTATTCCTTACTGGTATCTAGCTTTCTTTGCATTACGCAAAATTTTGAAATCGTGTCCGTCAACCTTACCATTCTTATTGGCATCAATCTTATGCTGATTGCCCTTTAGTTCTTCAGATTTCAAAGAACCTTGCATTTCTTGCTTTGATCTTTTATGTTTCTTTTTAAAATCTGCATGGGACAATGATTCCATGTCCATTGCCAGATCTTTCATACGACCTTCTTCTAGATCGGTTTCTTCAGACATCTTAACGTCGCCGCTGCGACGTTTCATTGCCATGTTGCGACCTGCTGCACGCTTTCTAAGAGTCTTAGTATCGGATCCGTCTGAACTAAAGTCACCGCCAACCATCTTCATCTTATCAGCAATCTTCTTGCCTTGTTCACCGGCCTTATTATAGTAACCACGAACAGTGTTAACAGAAAGTTCGTCGAGACCTTCGACTTCTTCCAGATTCAATGAGCGAGTTTCATTGATTCTTTCCATTAAATCCTTAAACTTCAGCATCGTCTTCTCCCGTAAAGTCTTCTTCTGATTCATCTTCAATGTCAGTATCAGATTCTTCTTCAGGTTCTGATTCTTGTCCGTTAAAAACATTCATTGCGATTTGCTGTCTATATGCATCTAATGCAGCACCTGCTTTCATGTCCATCAGGTCATTAAAGACTTGTTCTGCGTCGGCAAGAGTACCGCTTTCAATGTTATTTATTAGATCTGCTACATTGTTTTCCATAATAATTATCCTTGTTTAAAAATCTGAACGTGTGTGAGTGATACCCTGATCTTGTATCCATTCACTATACAAGTCAAACTGCTCTGCGCCCTCTTCATTTGCAGCATTACGCAATTCCCATGCATCAAACACTTCTTTACCCTTGTTTACTAATATCCATTCACCTAGTGACAAAAACTCGTTATCAGAAGTAAACTCATGAGTTACGCCATCTTTTGTGCCTGTAATTGTAACCATTTTTATTATCCTTGTTCTTGTTGTGGTGGTTGCTCTTCTGCAGGTGGGACTTCTGGTGGATTAGCATTATTCGATGCTTCGATTTCTGCTATCTCATCATTAGTAAGTTTCAGAATATTCTTTTGAACATATTCTTTGCTGTAGAGCGAACCAATAAAGGTTGACATTCCATTTAAAATTTCAATACGAGACTGAAGAATTTGCTGTTCTTTAGATTCCGTATAGTATGCATCAGTTGCAAAGTTATATTGAATCTTATATCTGATAGATTCCCAGTCTGCCTCAGTAATAATACCCTTGAGAATCAATTGAGTCTTCAAAAGATCATCAAAAATTAACGAGAAACGACGACGCAGTCTAGCAATAAACTTTGTAAACTTCCACTCATCACGATTAATTTCAGCAGCACGCCCAAAGTTTAAACCTGATTGCTGTTGCTGTCTCGAGATTGGAACATTCAATGATTGATATAGTTTACGCTGGAAGTAATCAACGTCTTGGATTTGTCCAAGGTTTTCTCCTCCAGGAAGTGTTTCAATCTGAGTTCCTCTACCACCTTCGCGGCGAGGCAACCAGAAGTCTTCAAGCATTGACATGAATTTCTTATCATCACGAATTTCACCAGTGTTTGAATCGTATACGATTTTGTTACGATACTGGTTCATGATACCCTTTAGGTATTGTTCTGCTTTAATCTTAGGTAGATTACCAACGTCAACATAAAAAACTCGACGCTCAGGAGCACGAGTGATACGATAAATCACAAGCGCATTTTCCATCATGCGGAGTTGGTTTGCTGGACGTATTGCTTTATGAAGATACGACAATCCCACGTTCTTATCCTGATCAACAAGACCAGAAGGAACATGGCAAATAGCATCCTTTGTAATTCTAAGTGCATTCGCA